TATGAAGATGGGACATCTACAAAATGTCCTCTAATAAAATATACACCCGCATTAATATAAGCAACAGATGCTACTGCACTTGAATCAACTGGTAACAACTGTCCAAATGGTGACCCAACTTCAATCAAAGTTGTGCCGAAAGTTATTTCATTTTCTGCTAATAACTGCTCGTTTGGTTGGAAAGTTTTAAGAGTTGTATCAGAAGTGGTGTCACCTGACTCAACATACTTAACATATAAAGTTACATATCCACGAGATGACTCAGTTGATGGAATTGAATAGAGGACTTTCGCCTTGATGCCAGTGGTGATACCCTCAATTATTTGTCCATTTAACTGTGTCCTATATGTCTCAACGTCAACACCTAAGAAAGACTGCTGTAATATAATTGCTTGCACTTGAAGGTCATATCCTACCTGACCTGGGATAACCATAGCACCTTCTTTAAAGAAGTGCTGACCTATAGACTCCAACTGATTCTGTAGAATTGACTGCATAGTAGTCAATTCTCTTGCTTGGATAGGATATCCTGGGCGGAAGAGGACTCTGTAGAAATTGTTGTCCTTATCGAAATCGTCGAAATAAGGAGAAATATTCAGATTAGTATTCTGTGGCATCTTAGAACTCGATTACGATTTTTATATCCTCGATTTGGTCACCCGCACGAGTAATTGCTCCTCTGTTATCTATGTAGATAACCTCACCAGAGTTAGGCTCAACTTCGGGTTTTGCATAACCGTTGGTGAATGCCATACCTAAATCATATTCTGTGTTGTTTATGATTCTAGTACTAGCACCTGATACAATCGGGAAGTTGATATCAGGGTCGGCAGATGCACCAGATGTTGCACCTACAACAGGGTTACCACCTTCAAACTCAATTAGATTTCCAGTGAATTCTGGGAATACACCGTCAATTCTATTTTGATAATATTTCAACACTTTAGTTGTGTTATTCCATGATATTACACGACCACGTGCAGTCACTTGCTGACCACCAATAGTTCTAGATTGTGTAATAATTTCATCAGTCTGGAAGTTACCTGTGAAGGTTGGTGAAAAGATAACTGCCTTTGTTGCTGATAATGTAAGGTCAGAAGTTAATTCTTCTGTGCCATACTTGTTAGGATTAATAACCAAACCAATACGACGATAGTCGTTGTCAGTTGGGAAGTCACCACTACCTTCAGCGTATGTAAACTTGGTATTAATCATGACTCGGAATCCACCTAACTCAGTTGCAGGGGATGCTCCATGTCCTTGCACTGGGGCAATAACAACTTCGACACTACCGCCTGTTCCTGTACCTGCTCCAATACCATTAACTTCATCGATAATTACTTTACCGAATGTGTATCCACTACCACCAGATGTTACAGTAGCAGATACAATTCTACCACCATCAACAACGAGTGATACACGACCACCAATACCATCTCCCTTAATAGGGACGTTTTCATAAGTACCGTTATTATATCCACTACCAGAAGAAGCGATAATAACAGTATCAATTTCTCCACCAATAGCATCTGCTACAACTGCTGTGTCAAACAACACTGGCATATACTCGTTAGAGAAAAACTTCAAAACCTGTCCAACTGGAATAGTATACATATACTTCCAACGATAACCATCAGCAGTTGTGATGATAGATGTAGAAGTACCTGTAGGCTCAACAGTTGAAGGTTTACCGTTAGGGTCGCTAGGTGATGTACCGTTATAGATGCACTTATATACCTGATAACTTGAGTTTACAACGTAGAAATCTGCGTCATATAATTTAGTAGCACCAGAAGATGCAGTCTTTGTAGCACTATAGTCATGTCTATACATGTCATACACATAACCTAATCCTCCAGTAGTTTGCTCTGGGGGAATCCAGTCAGTACGTCTGATAACTTGTATTGTATCATTTGCCAAGACCCTCTTAAGGGATATCATATCCGCATAGTCGTCGGAAAATTCTTGGAAAGAATCTACTGGGTCAGGTGGTGCATTCTCGTTATCCCATGTCTGTGGACGACCAATGAATACGTACAAACGGTCACGGTCAGCACCAGCTAAGAGGTCGGACTGTGTTGGGTCAGGACCCTCAAGTGCACTTCTGAAACGCTCGGCAGTAAAGATTCTAAATTGGTCGGTTAATAGTGCCATGTCTAGCGATTGCCTTCTTTATATTTATAGGGGTTAGTCTTCCTCATTTCTGATAAACGTTGTATATTCAACAGAAATGATGTCGGCTTGTGCTCCTGTAGAGTTTCCTCTCAAGATTTCACCGACTGTAAACTTATAAGTTGGGTCATTATCTACAATATTTTCCACTGTCAAAGTAAATTGTCCTGCTTTAGGACCTGTTACACGACTGGTAGTTGTTGCAGTCAAACCTGATGTTAATCCTTCTACCACCTCTCCTATGTTAAACAAGGTAGTAGTGTTATATGTAATGACGATAGTTGCGGTTGATATATGAGTATCACCGTCGCCCAATTCACCCGCAGCTTGGATTGTTGCGGTTAGAGGTGTTGCATTACCATCATATATCTGGTCTCCAACTTGGAATAGAGTGGTATTCTGTCCACCTAATGTTTCCTCAATACCATATTTAGACGAGGCGATGCCACCATCTAGATTAATTTGGTTTTCATATTCAGTGCCAGTATTAACAAGGTCAATAATTCCATCACCAACTCCATTCAATTCATCATCATCTTCAAATTTTCTATTAAGAATTGCACCTAAGGGAGGACCTGTAAATGTGACAATATTGTCTCCTTCAGATTCTAATAAAACATGTGGAGCAACACCAGTGCCACTAGACCCAGATGTGCCTCCTACAAATGCTATGATTTGAGATTTCTCATTAGACCTACCACCATCAATAAATGCTAATTCATCAACTTGGAATGTTAGATATAGTGCTCTTTGCACTGGGTCCCAATCATATACAATAGCAACTCGGTTATTAGATGATTCAATAACACGTCTTACTTTATCAGTAACAGAGAATTGATATTGAGTAATACCTGTGTTTGCATCGTCCTGTAAATTATCTAATATAACTTTCTGGTCAAAACGGAAATTTACACCTCTATCACATCCAGTGAAAGATGTTGGTGTCTTACCTGTATATCTTATAACTTCTCTTCCAACCAAAAACTTACCTGATCCTGGATAGGGGTCAGTGGTTTCTATGTGGACAGTTGTGTCATTCGAGTCAACGTTTGTAAGTATACCAGACAGATTGTATAGGACACTGTTTAATGACTGACGATTTCTTGCAGTACGGATCAGGTCGGTATCTCTTGTAAAGATAACGTTTGGTGTTCCCTGATATCCTCCACCTCCTGATATAAGGTTGATATTTGTTATGACACCTAAGTCAATAAATGCCTCAGCAGATGCACCACTTCCACCACCACCTATAATTTGTATGAGAGGTGGTGTCTCAAAGAATTCTCCCGCATTGGTTAGAGATATAGAAGATACCTCACCAAACTGGTTTACAGAAGCAACACCAGTTGCACCCTGTCCACCTCCACCAGAAATGATGATATTTACATCTTCTTCTGTATAGTTTCTACCTTGCTCTTGAATTGATAAACCTGTTAGTAGTCCTGTGATAGGGACTAATTCTGCACCACTACCTCCACCACCTTCTATAACTGCAGTGGCATCAAAATAACCATCACCAAATCCAGTCATCTGGATAAAGTCTACACTACCGTCATCTTTTAAATATACATTACCAGTAGCATAACCATTGGAGTTTTCATCTTCAATCGTTAGACGTAAAGGGTCATAACCTTCACCTGGGTCTAATACCTCTACTGCAATTATCTCACCCGCATCTCCTGCAATAACTGGTCTTAGCACTGCCTCTCTAATAGGTGTGCCACAGTTTCCTATACGAAGTCTAGGAGGGTCATTTGGGTCGTATCCACTTCCATTGGCAGTAACGTACACCTCTCTAACACCGTAGACGCTGTTAAACATCGGGACGATTTGTGCACCAGAACCAGGAACTGTACGTGTCATACGATTACTAAGTCACCTATCATGTTGACGTGTGAAGGAACACCACACTGATATTTGTAAGTTGTGCCTGCTGCCAAATCCATAGGCACAGTATAATACTGGATTCCTTCGGTATCACCACTTACACCATCAGTAACTAAAGCACCTCCTGCTGATACTTTGATTTCAAATGGGTGTGATGCACCTGTTGTATTATTAAATCTATAAGTAAATCCTCTATACAAATAGAGAGTTGGGTTGGCATCAGTTGTAGAAACACCAGCTCCATTGAAATTATATGATGCAGAGCCATTTGCTCCGATATTCCATCCTATTGCAGGGGAATCAACTCTTTCAAAAGTACCGTTATTGCAGAATATCACGTTTCCATTTTCATCTTTATTCTGTCCACTCTTCATTCCCAACTCAGCTGTTATTGTTAGCTGATTAGAAACCAGAGCAGTTGTAACACCAGTGCCACCTAAAACTTCAACACCTGATGTTGCAGCTGCAGCAGTATAAGTTCCAGTGTCACCCGATACAGATTGCAATGCATTCTGCACAACGTTAGGTGAGGAGTTTGTAATTGTTAGATTATCTCCTGCAACATCTGTTGATATACCAGTGCCACCTATAAAATTAATTAAAGTAGATGCACTATTTGCAGTCTTACTATTGTTATCTGTCCCTATAGTAGTAAACACATTTTGGTCAGGAGCACCTAGTGTCCCTGTCATATTGATAGTAACTGTGTCACCAGCTATTGAAGTGGCTATGTTTGTACCACCCGCAATAGTTAAAGTATCAGTTGCAGCAGATGCTGTGGTTGTGCCACTATCTGCATTTACAGTTTCAAATAAATTTTGTGTGCTACCTCCACCACCTGTGGCAGTCTCATCATTAGCAGGATACCAGTAACTATTAGTGCCATCCCATTTTAATACTTGTCCGTCAGATGCACCACCACCTACAGTTAAATCTACATCACTAAGAGCACCAATACTATGGTCTTCACCTATAAGTTTCTTCCATCCTCCTGCTGTTGCAACTCTCCCTGTAGTGTCACCAGAGACATATGCAAACATACCATGATGCACGGTATTATCTGGTAAATCTCCTGTTGTAGCAAACACATTGCTATACTTTAACTTACCATCAGCACCATCAACATATGTTAATGCAGCACCTGTGCCACCAGCCCAGAATTTGATATCACCTGTGCCATTTGGTTGTAAAGTTATATCACCATTAGCAGAAGAAATAATTTTTTGTCCTGCTACATCAAGGTCAGATGTTAGGGAATCTAAAGCACCCTCAGCAAACTGAGACCCATTCCATTTTAGGAATTGTCCTGTACTAGGAGACCCGACGTTTATCTGTAAATTAGTGTCATTACCAAGACTGGTATATAACTCATCGATGACTGAATTTAATTTTATAGCTCCATCTCGCAGGCTGTCACCTGTGCCATCATTCGCAGAAGAGCCTATGTTAAGATTTTGCTTTGCCATTTTCGGTAGTTTTCTACAAGTTTATTTATGTGCCATCAAAGGACTGTGCAGTAGAATCGAAACTACTTGATGTAGAATCAAATCTATTCTGTAAATCCCCACTTCCACCAGAACCAGATACAGTTAGATTTGCCTGATTTGAATCTAGAGGAGAGTTTTGAGCATTATTAGCAGGTACAGGTCCGATGATACGACAACGATACTTATACCCTGTCATATATGCTAGAGCAGTAACGCTATATGACGCTGCTGTTGCACCTGTGATAGCAGCAAATGCAAATCCACCATCAGTTGACCTATACCACTGATAAGAGATAGGTCCGTTTTCTGGTATGATAAGTGCATTGACTGTAAATGTCGCAGTCTCACCCGCATTGACTGTTGCACTTTGAGGTTGTAATGTAAACTGCAACGTTGGAGGAGTAGGTGCATCTCCACCATCATCACCACCACCCTGATCCTGTTGCACAGGTTGATTGGTAAAGGTAGTGTCTATACTTTCCCTTGTTGTCAATCCAATCATATAAGGAAAGTCAGGAGCACTTTGGTCATCAACAGACAAGAAATAAGCATATGTGCCATCA